AAAGAAAATGGACGCGCAAGTGAAAAAAACCAAGGCTGAAATTGAAGCAATGACCAGCCGCGAGCTTTCGGATTACATAATCGAAATCACTCAAACTCCGATTTGTAGCGATAAAGAATATTGTGAAATGCTAACAAAAGCACATTTAAAAAAACCGATAATATGTTAACAATAAAAAAGGGAGGCTGAGAACCTCCCTTTAAAACTAACAAATTATGAATAACTAACTAAACCTTATGAAAAGATAGTGCAAAGATAGCATTCTTTTTGTCCTATACAATACCAGAAACGACTAAACCGCCCGAACTTTTGATAAAATAGTCCGATTCTGAAATGGCAGATGGTGCTACAAGGTCGATAACTGAATCGTTTGCAAGCCCAACTGTTACGAAGGTGTACTCGCCATTAGCCTCGGATACAGAGGTAATTGATCCGCCGCCTGTGATAGTGAAATCAGCCGCAACTAACCCACCAATTGGCAATAATTTACCATAACAAGTAGCACCAACCTTTAACTTAATTTGGGTTGCAGTCGGAGTCCCGACCTGAACCAAATCAACTTCAGTAAGGCCGTCAAGGGTTCTGGTATCCCAATCCATTTCAATCGCGTGTTCTTTTGTGAAGAAATCAGATTCATCCGCAAGATCAAAGATTAACTTAATGTTTCCCTTTGTTCCGTCTGCCGTGTTGAAGTCGCCTGACTCAATGTTCATCATTGAAATTAAAGCCCCTTTGATCGTTGTTTTCGCGTCGTCGGACATACCACGAATAAAGTTGCCATATTCAAAATAAATACGACCTTTAAACCCACGGAACGCGGCCAATTGTCTTTTTTGGCACTCATTCAAGTCCAGAATTACGGTGAATCGAGGAACTTTTTGTTGCATAACCGAACGCGTTTGATTTGGCCATTCGTGCATGCGTGTTTCTGCTGAATTGTCTTCAAACCCCTTGAACATGTCCCCGTGAATCGGGAATACTTCTTCTTTCTTGATCGCTTCAGCCCATTTTGTTTTTAACAAAAAATCTGCTGCCGTGAATGATTGTGAATCTTTTGCGGGATAAATACCAGTTGGCACACCCATTGGATTACCAGTAGTGCAGAATCGGCCGCCTGTAAGCCCTGTGTTTGTACATGTTGTTGTCATGATTACTTTTTTTATTTATTGTTAACAATTTTTTGAAATTTCTAAATTGAAAATCTTTAATTCAATTGAATCAAGATAGTTTGATAAAACATTCGATACTTCCCCTCCATCGGCCTGCATACCCCAAAAGAAATGTTCGAACTGATTGTGTTCAATTGGGCGCTTTCCTGTGAAGTTCCTGTGGATGGTTAATTGGTGAATCAATTCGTTGTAAATAGGGTGCAAAACTGGCTGAAATACCTCTGTATATCGCTCCCGAGATGAATAGTTTGGATCAGTATAGTGAGCAATATAAACCAATGGCGATACATTGTAGCTCTTATTGGAATATGCTCCCTTGAATTGCTTCATGTTCTCGGGACGTTCCCAAACAAGCCACACAAGCGGATACTTTGCCGCATCAATCGCATTTTTTATGTCAATTGCTTTGGTCAACTCAAACAAAGTCCCGTACTCATACTGTAAATTCAACCCATGCAATTTTGTTAAATTAGCATTGGCCTGAATTGCTGCATTTGCCTTGGTAACAATATCCCCAAAAATTTCGGGGAAATATTGATAGTTGATGTTGTTTATCATATTCCAAATTCATTAATGGTTCGAATCGGTGTGAATATCCAATCTGGGAACTTATCAATATTGGCACACATGTAATTGTAAAGGCTCGGATCGTTGGTATAGATATTGCTCCCGTCGGGCTTGGTCATTGGGAATTTACTATCCCTAAACCACGAATTCGGGAACATGCCATACATTTCAACCATTGAATTCCATGCGCTAACCATTTTCGGATAAGGGGAAACCATTACGGTATTTTTCGCTTTAGGCTGATTCGCTCCAACTTGAGAATGTTTTATGTAATTGCGTTTATTGTAGTTATAGTAAACATAATTAGCAATAAACGATTTCTTTTGTGTGTTGGCCAAGCCTTCCCATTTCATCAACATCAATTCACCATCTATTTCGATCTCAAACTCTGCCCCTTCAACCAATGATTTGTATGGTTCAACAACGCCAGTTTTGATGACCTCTTTGTAGATCTTGTAACCAAGCGCGGACTTTAGGATCTCAGGTTCGTATTGATCAATAGCTTGCTGCAAATCGGTTGCAATTGCGCCTTTGTCGGTTATCAATAATTCACCTGTAAAATATGTCGAATCAATTAGTGCCATGAGTTTCAGATTAAAAACAAGGGCGACGGATTAACGCCGCCCTCGCATGTGGATATTGTTGATATTGTTAATTCTCCCGACAAACGTATGGTAATTTCGGGACTGTTTTGGCCGTGCCGTATTGAATGATAACAAACTTTTTATACACGTCAATAACGTCACTAAATGTTAATCCAGTAGCCTGTAATCCGTCGGCGGTGACATTTTTAATGGTTAGCGAATCGGCTGTTTTTGCGCCCCAATTTACGCCATCTATTGAATTATAAGTGTAAACCTTCAGCGAGTCGGCCGTACCCGACACATGGTCAACATAAAGCTGACTTTTAATGTCGAATGTTTGCGCGCCTTTGATTCGAGCTACATAGATCAATGTATCGGCATTGGTCAGCGTGTCCGCCGATGTGCCCCATAGGTATGCCCATTGGCCTGCCTCAAATGTACCATTCTTGGGCTGTTCAGTCATCCGTGTTTGCGCCATGCCAATAGTGGCCATGCACAACAATATGAAAACTACAAATAAATTTTTCATTGTTTTACTTTTTTAATGTTGCAAATCCTTTTTTGATCAGAATATTCGCATGTTTCCCAGAAACAACGTATTCAACGCCTTTCTTTGCCATAAATCGGCCTTCACCAGTCGATATAATGGTAACATTAACCCCATTTTCAGGGGCTAATGCTATCGTTTTATCTTTTACTTGTGCTGCCATTATGTTATGCGTTTACAGATGCCAAAGCTTCTTTAACAGCTGCAATGTTCAGTTTAACCCAGCCTTTTTTGCTTTCGGTAGGCATTTTCAAGCATGAGAACAATTCGCCGATGATGGTCCTTTCGTTCTCAATAAATTGATTACCGTAAACACCTTGACGAAGGATGAACCCCGAGTGCTGCTCTTTGATCAATGAACCTTCACCAAGTACGCATGTTCCAGCGGGCACTTTATTTGAAACAAACAACCGAAGCCCGGGAAACAAAACAGAATCCGCGATGAAAATGGGGTCTCCATTTGCATTTTGCATTGTTTGGGTGGTGGCATAATCAGCAGGATTGATAAACAATGTGTCTGGATTATACTCATTTGCATTCAATTGCAAGCGGCCAGCGGTGATAACGTTCATTAACATAGGATTCTTGATTGTTCCATCAAGTGCCGTGCCTGTATAGGTAGGAGCCCATGCAAGAATGTCGGTTAACAAACCATCATTGTATTTCCGGAGAACTTTGCTTTCGAACATGTCGAAAATGTCGAGTAGCAATTGATCAAAATCAATTTCCGCTTCTTCGGTCAATTCGATACGACCCGCGTATTTTTTGCGGTTGCTGTATTTCCATTCGAATTTGAAGTCAACCATTGGTTTTTCGTTGCCCTCGGCTACAACGGCAGCATCACCAACACCAGCGGTGATTTCTTCTTTCCAACCCCAACGAACCGGCACTTTAGAAACTTGACGGCTTGAAATTGCGTCGCGTACAAAGTTGGCAGGGTAACGAATGAACTCGATTTCAACATCCTCAAACGTGTTGGGGTTGTTGCTTGCTTGAGCTCCTGTAATGATCGACGCGGTGGTGTGCATTGCACTTGCAGCACGTTTAATGTTCAATTGCATTTCCCAAGTTTCGCGGCTTTCACGACGGGCAATCTTGGAGATAATATCTTTCTTATCTTCAAGAGCCTTGCGAATGATGTTCTTTTCGCCATCGGTCAAACGACGGGTAATTTTCGCTTCTAGGTCGTCGATTTTCTTGGCCTGAGATCGAATGATTCCCGCGATAGATTCGCCTTCTGGGGTTTCGCCCAGTTTGGCGGTGATGCCTTCAATGAGTTTGTTACGTTCAACTTTATCGGACTCGAAAGCCTGCTCAATAGCCTCACCGATAGATCCGAAAAAGCTAATTTCTTGTTCGGTTAAATCGGCCTTGGCCTTTCCGCGAACTACTTTTAAGAAATCTTCTTTTTTCATATTAAAATTTTTGAATTATTTCGTTTAACAAAGATACTTCTTTTTGTTTTGGATCAACAGCTTTTTTAAGCTGTTCATCCAATGCCCTTTTTGCGGACATTTGCGCCCCTACATCGTTAGGTACTGGGGCGAATGACAGTGAATCTGGCTCCCATAATGTAGCATAATAAACGGGGATCATACCGTCTTTACGTTCCACATTATATTCAAGGATTGACCCTTCAATCGATACTGTTTTGATGATATTGTCTTTTATGTCGCGCCTCAAAGCCTCATCAGCGCGCGCGCCTAATTTACCCCTAACAACCAAACCGCGCTCATCAAAGCTGTACGATACGGTAATCCCAAGGGTAGCCTTAGCCGTTTTATCCCAAGGGTGATTGTCGAACAGAGGCAGCCCAGATTCGAGCCTATCAGCTTTTATGTTTTCTTGACCGGTTCGCAATACTTCATAATAATATTCGCCGTTTTCCCATGAGTATCGCAATTGCTTATTCTCGGCAGGTGTGGCCACGGCTTCAAAGTCCCACCCATCGCCGCCCGTTGCGTCAATTGCCGCCCTGCAAATATGTTTTGCGTCGGCTAACTGTTTCTTTATTTCTTCGCTATTGTTCATTTGTATATTCTCCGTATTTTGTTTTGTATATGTTCTGAACGGCCAATGCAATATCCAATTCAGGATTCATTGCTTTGAGTTTTTCAATGTTGGACAATTTCGCGGTTATTAGTGCCTCATTTGCGGTTTCGTTTGTTGCCAGTGCCGGCACATTCGAATAGTCAAACATAATCTTCGCATTCTTAAACCTAAACATTTTTGTCAGGTTTTCTGCAACAGTATCGGCCATGCTTAACAATCCATTTTCCCAGATCGATTGTTCATTTTCGGCTTGATTGTCAAATGTTGAATGATCTTTACGCGGGATCAGCCCCGACGGTATTTGAAATGGAGCTGCTATTTTTATGCTCAATTCAAGTGTTTCCTCTAGCGGCATAAGCTCCGAAATAGTGGCCAATGTTTTCACAAATTCGAGCGGAACGCCTGAAATTCCCCAAATATTACGTTTACCAGTAAGGCCGTCACGCTCCAATATATCCTTAACAATATCCTCGCGTTTGTTACCCATGCCCATCAGTGCAGCGTCTAGGCTTTCATTGGTTGACCCTTTTCGAGCTAAATAACCAGCCGCCCCGTTATTGGCGTAAACGTTGTATCGAGCTGAATAAACACTTAACAGAATATCAATTGCTTGCTGAGATTTATGTAAAAGGCCGTCTGTCAATATCCGTGAATTTGCACGACGTTTAGATGATAAATTTTGAACGTAGTAATTTTCTTTGACAAGTTCGCCCCGACTAATGCCCGAATCATTGTAATAAACGCGCTTTACAAGCTCGTTCATGTTGCTAATGTTAAGTATTGATAGGTTGCTTTGTTCTTCAACTGTCACTAAATTTGGCTGCAAAACATCCCACCGTTCAATCGTTGCAGGTGAAATTTCGCCTTTATATAAACTTGGGACTGTCAAATAGTTGTGAGCATTGCCATCAGACATCAATGAGAAAACATAAGCATAAAGCAAATCAGAAAAAGAAAACAGCGGGTTAATCCGGTTGTCAATAAACCGATTAAGTTCAGTTGTTGCAATTTCGCGCCCTGCTGGGGTGGCAATGTATGGTCGTAATTTACTGATTCTATCAGCGTAAAAATCACAGGGGAAATACAACTCCGGGATTGAATTTGCAAGGATGAAAGCGTTTTCGGTCGTAAACTTTTGAGGCACAATAATGTTTCCAAGGCTTTTTATTTCCCAGTTATCCTGTTCATGCACCTCGACGCCTCGTTTCCCGAACCAATTTGAAAGTAATCCCATCCTGTTGTATATAAGTTTTTCGCAAATATACAAAGAATGGGATTAACAAAACTATTTTTTAGGAAAATATTTTTACAGATCGATTCTGACCATGTCTTTTATTCTGATAAATTTAGGGTCTACCCCCGCGCCTTTGCCTTCGCTAATGTCCTGAATGGTCAATTCTACAATTTCTGGTTCTTCGGTGGTTAATTCTGGTTCGAGCTTCCAACCTTTACGGATCAATTCTTTTAAGGTGTGAGGATAGGAGGAGGCTACATCAAAATCCCCAATGGAACTCCTGAAAAATACATCTCCGCAAACGCCTAAAATCTTGGATTTTTCGCCATCGCGGTCAACAATCACATCACCATGCACCAACCCGTCTTCAATCGTTCTGGGCTTTTCTGGGGCGATGTCTTTGGCGTATTGCCATGATGCAATTGCCCCTTCATCGTTAGCTGTTTTGTATGGGTATTTCGCTCCATTAGCATAACATAGCACAATTCGTTCGTGTACTTCTCCTCCATCGTCCCACACCATCATTCGTTTTGGATACCCTTCAAAAATTACTTTTTCTGTGTTTTCCATAATGTTTACTTTACTTGTTTTGAACTTTCTACATTGATAGTTTGACGCACGTCATCGGTTCCATTGTTGATTTTTAAGTCGTCGATTCTGATATTAAAATCAAACCTACGACGCTTCCTGAATAGCCATTCTGCAAATGTTGGGCGGTCTGCAAACATAGAATAATTCACATAGCCTTTAACCCGAGCCAAAAGATATGCGTCTAATCTTATGGCTAAATCGTTGTACAAAATGTCTTCAAATACGCTAAGATCAATATCTTGAATAACATCGCTATTCATAGTCATTCGCATTGAAGCTTTTGTCTTTTGAAATACTGATTTTATTTCTTTGTTGTCCATAATTATGTTATTTTACTGGTTTATTGATTGGATATTCAAATTCTGGGTATTCTTTTTTGAAACGATCTATTGCTTTGGTTAAGGTCTTAATTCCTTTTGAGTCCAACCTCTCTATCGTGTCTGAAATCATCTTTTTGATCGGCTTGAAGCAATGTGCATCGTATGCGCTAGCCCCTGAACTTAATTCAATAGCCATTGATTGATTTCCTACTGTTGTAATGCAAAATTGAAAGCCTTCCCATTCAAGTAATACCCCACTAGCAGATACTAGACCGTCCACCGTTGCTCTTTTAATTTCGATTGTCTTCATAACTGTTGTTTTTTTCTGCAAATTTAACTTATGTCATTGCGCTAAACAATGACATCTATCATGCCTGAATGTGTTTTACAGCATCCCTATTCGATTTGCCACGGCCGCAATGATCAGCACGGCAAAGATCCCAATTATGCACACGGCTAGCACGGTATCTTCAAATCTGTTTTGTTTCATGGCTTCTTTATTGTCTTTCATAATCGTTTTTTTTAAATTTGTGGGCAGGACTGGATTCGAACCAGTACAACTCCTAAGAGTTCTCTCATATATACTATTTCAATATACTTTTGATAGCATTCTCCTTCTGCCGCCTGACCAATGTTCCCCTTTTAAAAGTTCAACGATACAAATCTATGGGTTATCTTGCACTTAATCTATGACTTTTGTCATAGCGATGTATGTTTTAAAACATATCTATTTTTTATAAGTTGCTTCGATATGCTTTCTAAATTCTGCAACCATTTCGTCAATTGTTATTTTTCCTGATTCCACGGCTTCGTTTAATTGTTCTACGCTTAATTCTTCATCTCCTTTTCTATCGTAGTAAAGAAAATCAGAACATAAATCGCTAATTGTGTTTAAAATTTGTTGTTTCATAATTTCTGTTTTAATGTTTCGACAAAGTAACGCCAAAAAACTCATCTAATCTATGACAAAAATCATGTTCCAAAAATTAATTTGTGAAATTTGAGTTTTATGAAGTTGGCCGCACTGCAACATACATCAATTGCATCGGCCTTGTGTTTGTTGTCCCCATCTTTTTGATAGCTTGTGAGGTGCGCGATGAACTCGCTATACTCCTTGTTGTCCTTGTATTTCTCGTCAAAAACAAAGAACCTTTTCACGAACTCATAATGTGTCAAAATCTTTTGCTCCTTACTCATTCCCGACGGTGCATTGTATGGGACAAATTGGCAGTTTTTCGGCATTTTTTTGGCTAAAAGTATCTGAGCAGCCAATCCGATTCCATTTTTTTCAAGAAAGCACGATTCGCTTTCATGCTCCTTCAGCTTGATTGCGACCCGATCCACACATGCCTCAATGCCATCCGTAGAATGGATCAAATCTTTTACATAACATGCAATATTACCGTCAAGAATGGCCACATCGACGAAGATATTCGAATACCTGTCGCCGCCCGTGTCGGCAGGGTCGGAAATCGAAAACCGCCACACGATGTTTTCTTTCGGTATTAGGTTAACATTTGCAAATTTCAACTGTGATTTTGGCAATAAAACGCCTTCAGGCTCGGTTATCCATCCCCCTAGTACTATGTTTTCATAGTTTTCAGGATCTTCCAACTTCATCCGATTGTAATCGTTTAGGATGGTTTTAGGCATCAGATCAAAATCAGCATCCAGATAGCTAGTATGAATGTACAAAACATTATCTTTAATGCAGTTTTCGCCTCCTTCAAGCCCTTTTTTTTCAAAGAATTCCTTAAAAATCCAATGGTCTCTAGTAGTTGGATTGAGTATTAATATTGATAAATTCCGTTTATTAGTCTGCCTTATTGAATAAAATATCTTTTTAAAAGTATTGAAGTCTGGCAATTCCTCGGCCTCATCATTTACAAATAAATTAAATCCAGATAATGATTTCAAGTTCGCAGTTTGCCCTTTTGAACCGGGCTTTATTCCCTTAAATGCAATTCGGCTATTATTATATTCAATATGTGTATTTGTGTCTTTTACATGAGATTCAAGTCCCAATAATTCAACTTTATCAGATACTTCAGGTTTTACCGAATCAACAATAGAAGTGTTTGTAAATCGGGTATAAAGGACATTCCAATCATAATTATATAAAGCAGTAAGCGCAAATATTGAAGCGGTAAACGATTTTAACGAATACCGCCCACCAGTCATTATTACCGTGTCAACTTCGGGATGAAATGATTCATCAAATAAGTTAAATAACGGCTCAAACTTTTCAGATATTTGAAGCTCATTGCTTTGCATTTTACTTTTTATTATTATCAAATTTTTTGAAAACAATAGTCGCTGGTGTCAACGGGGCTCCATCTTTTCCCGTTAATTCAGTGCTGTTTGTGTTGCGATAATCAGAATTGTTCACCAAGTCAAATATTGCAAATGTAGGGTTTGATTCGCCCATTAGACCGCGTTCTACCTTGTTCAGTTGCACTTTCATCTTGGCATCCTTTATTGTGTTAAAAAACGGTTCATATCCTTCTTTCTTTTCATAATTAAGTAAAGTAGGTCGAGTGCAACCAAGAACCATGCAAAGCCCTTCAATAGTGTAAGGTTTAGGGTTTTTAACGTCAACAGTTAAGCCCTCTTTTGTGAATATTGTTTTAGTGTTGTTGTCGCACTTTTCAAAATATTCATCAATTTTTTTTTGCATTTCTTCGGGCGTTTTGAATGTTTTGGCTCGCCCGTCGTTTCCTATTTGGAATTGAGTTTCTGTAATTTTTTTTGCCATAACATAATATTTAAAACAAGTTATTTCGCCTGTTGTTTAACACGATTTTGATTTGATCATAAGTCTTTTGCTCATTCATTTGCGTGGGCGTGTAGCGAAGCACGATCCAACCAAGTTCAGCGGCCTTGTTGTACTTTTCCATGTCGGCAATAAATCCAGAGCCTCGGGTGTGTCGCCCTTGGGTGAACGCGCCGCCTTCTACTTCGATTGCCACTTTTAACGCTTCATGTGCAAAGTCAAAACGCCACTTCCGCGCTGCAAAAAAATGCAGTTCCGGTGTGAATTTTTCATTCGTGAATTTTATGAGTAGTTGTTCAATCATTTTGCAAAGTTAATAAAATTCGCTACTTTTTCAACTTGAAAATGGAATATTTTGTCGACTGAATTCATGTCTTCAGCCTTTTTGATAAGGTATCGAATGTTTTTCTCGGTGTTCCCGAAATATTCAGCAATTTCGTGCATTTTAAATCCTGCTATTTTAAAGGCCAAAAAACAAACCATCTTCTTTCTGTCGATAGATTGCGCCACTCTGGTATGATAGTCGATTTTTACCCCATAGAAAAGCAAATCAGAGACCATTGTGTCTAGTTCTTCAAGTGTCATTTGTTTATTTCTCATAATAATCCATTTTAAAATTTACATACGGTCTTTTTTTACTCATTTTGTAAATCAATTTTAAAGCGGTCATGTAGGGAACAGCCATGGCTAAACTTTTTTTGTGTGTAATTGTCTCATTTTTGCCAACATACCAACGTTCCCCATTTCGTTCAAAATAAACTACTCGTTTTAAAGTTTGAAAATTAGAATTTTTCATTGTCTTTGATTTTTTTCAATTTTCTCAATAACCTCACGTCTGTATTTTACAAATTCGGACATGGCCGCCGTTATGATCAGCCCGTCAAATTGCCCGTAAAATTGAGCTTTGCGCCCGTTTATGTCAATCTTCCCAGCCTTAAACCGATTCAGAAAAACCATTATTTCAGTTACTTTCAAAAAATGATAGTTGGACATAATGATTTTTGCAATCTCGGCTATTTGCTGGGCTTCTGGCTTTTCTTTGATCCCAGAAAAGATGGCCAAATCTGCCAATTGCACCGTTAGCCATGCTTCAGCCGTCCCTTGTCCGTATGTCCCCCGAACCCGTGCAAGGCTCGGGGCGTCGCCTGTAAAGCATCTCTCAAAGTGGTTTTGGACAAACTCAACTTGTCGCGCCGGATTAAATTTTGTCAAAAATTCAATGTCATCGCCAAATTTTTGTTTAATCTCTGCGACCCACGTTTTCTGCTGCGAAGCGGGCAACGTCTGCGAGCAGGTCATTTGCTGAATCGTTGCGATTGTTGCTTTTTTGTTGTTGATTTCCATAATTTGAATTTTGATTTCTGTTTTTAGTTTCCCATGTTGCAATTGCTGCTTTCCAATTTTTCATTTTGTTTTTACCGATGAACCAATTCTTCGCCTCGTAAAAATTGAAGAAAGTGATAGGGTCTACCGAGCTGTTTTTTTCAAAACAATAATTTTGGATTTCGATTTGAGTAGGTGGAACAAATCGTGTCGATTTTTCCCTATTCTCTTTATTGTTTATCTCACTATCAATAACACTATCAATAACACTATCAGCTTTTTTTGCTTTCGTTTGCTTTTCAAATAAAGCATTTGCTTTTTTTGCTTCATTTTGCTTTTCGTCTTCTTTCTTCGGTCTACCGCCTTGACGTCCAGCCTCTCTACGCCTTTCAATTACCGTTTCCCAATGCTTTAAATCCCGCTTTAAAGTCAATTTTATTGGTTCGAAAACCAACTCAATCAACCTATCACATTGCGGATTTTCATCATTTACATAGGCAAAAAGATGCTTTATTAGCTGCCCTGCTTCTTCGTCTGTCAGCTTATCGAAAATGTTTTTCCAATCCCGATAAATGACTATTGTATTTTTCCCGTCTGCCATAATTTGAATAATTTATCGTTCAATTACTTCCACAATCCCACATTGAAGCTCATCGCCCCGAACAAACAAAAGCTTTGCCCCGTGTTTAAATTGCCCGAAATCGACGCGCAAAGGCTCAAAGATATACATGTCTTTTTTGATGCCAACAACGCGCGCCGGAATCGGTTTATCGGAATCGGGTGTGCGTAGGTACACCTTTTGTAATGGCTTCAGCATTTTCTTTGATTTTGCGTTGATAATGACTTTTGAAACTTTTGCTTTTCAGCTCCCAGATTGCGAGTGATGGTAATTTTTGAAACAACTCCCGATTTTCCTTGAATCCTAAATAGTCATTCTCGGTCATTTCGATAATGCCTAAATGAATATTGTCTTCAGACATTTGACTTCGGATCTTATGCTTTGCCAAATCACTTCTTAGCGCGATAAT